GGGCATAGATCACCAGCGCCGGGTTCTCGGCTCCTTGGATCACGACGCCCTGCTGAGTGACGTTGAGCATTTCTGCCACCATCGCCTCTGCGTCCTCGAAGTCTTTGACCTTTAGAGTGGTCCGAGACTGGGCATAGTTCTCGAGCTTGTTCTGCCAGGCTTCCTGGGCTTCTTCCTCTTGGCGCTTGGACTGCGCGAGCTGGTCCTCGTACTTGCGCCGCTTTTCAAACCAGTCTGCAAGAGATGCTTCGTACTTAGTCGTGTCGTAATCGAAGTCTTCCAGCTCGGGCTTCTTGCCTGGGGCCGACGCCGTCTGCGGTGCCTGCTGCTGGGCGAGCCTGGCTTCCAACTCACGGATGCGCTTCTGGTCTTCCCGGTTCTTTTTGCGGAGTTCGCGCACCCAGTCCGGGGCCGGCTGTGATTCTTCCTCGACCGGCTCGTCGCCGATCATCACGGTGATCTCTTCTTGTTCGGGTTCGGCAGCTGGAATTTGCTCTTGTTGCGGTTCCTGTTGTTGCTCTGCTTCTATTTGTTGCTCTTCGACCGGCTGCTCAACTTCAATGTCAGAAACGTCAACTTCTGGCGCGTCAATCTCTACTGGCTTTTCTTGCATTACCACTCTCCTTTTGCTCAACCATCTATGGCTGGTTGGATGCCGAGTTTACTGCCCTTCTGTCCTTGGGCTTTGGCCCAGAATGTCCTGTATTGCCCTGGCTGACTCGATGGCCACCCGTTGATCGTCTTGCTCAACCTTGGCCAGCGTCTCGACCGTCTTGGCGTTGCGCTCTGCGGTGCCAGCTGCCTTGTAATCGGCGTCGGCCAGAGTGTTGACAACGTCTGCCCTGGCGCGAGCTGCTTTGGCCATTGCCTCTTCTGCCGCGGCCTGCAAGAAGACTGCATTGGGATCGGGCTGCGCTTCTCTTGCGGCCATCTCCATCGCCATCTGTTCGGCCTCTTCCTGTGTCGGTTTTACGACACCCATGCGGATCAGCTTCTGCCGGAAGTAATCTCGAACCTCGGCAATGCCCTCGCCTTCCATGTTCATCATCGCCATTGCGCCCAGAACCTGGAGCGTCTCTGGGTCTTGGGTGATCTGCATCATTCCGAGAATAGATCGGACCACTGCCTGGCGCTTGCTGCTCGAGGATGGCCCAACGTCCACAATGACATCGAGGTCGGCGTTTGAGAGATCGTTCTCCATCTCCATCTCGCCAGCCTGGGAGATTTTCGGTTTCATCAGCTCGAGGCTCTCCATCTCACCTGCAAGCCCGACGCCCTTCATCCGACGGCCTTCTTCGACGTAGACGTCTTTGGCCATTGACAGCCAGATTTCACCCGAGCGACGCACGGCCTTGGCCATGTTGCTCATGTAGATGAAGGTCTGCATATCCAGGCGCTGCTGGATCAGCTCGACCGCTTTGCCCGATATATTGCTGACGATCTGCTCTTGTTGGCCGGCGTTGCCCAGAATGTCCTGGATGTCTTGCTCGGTGACCTGGAGCAGACCAGCGAGAGCCGGTGGGATTGCTGCCGACCGGGTGTAAGCGACCGGCCCGGAGATTTGCTGAGAGCCGTCTGGACCCGTGACCGGGTTGACCAGCAAGTAAGGGAAATTCCTGAGATTGTCTTCTGACCACATGATCTGGTGGCCAGCAACCTGTTCTGGGGTCAGGATGGGCTTCTCGACGCTCGAGTAAGCGCTGATCTCTCCGAGCTTGGAGAGCTGCATATTCTTCAAGCGCTGCGCGTCTTTGGCCAGGCGAACGTGGCCCATCATGCGCTCGATGTTATCGATGAACCATCTCTTGCCGTAGACCGGCACGATGGGAATGTCTTTGCCTGCAATATATCCGAGGTCGTCGAGGATGCGGCCACCAGACATCAGGTATTTGTGGACCCTGCGCTTCTTGACCCGCTTTTGGCGAACCTCGACCGTACCGATGGCCGCAAACTCTTCGAGCTTCTCGTCGTCCAGCTCGTCACTGGTGTATCGCTCTTCTTCACCAGAGATATTCTGAAAGATTCTGACCGTCGTGTTGACGTCTTCGACCTTGTAATACTCGGCAATGTAGACGACATCAGGCGTTGCCCAATCGAACTCATACTGGTGAATCTCTTTAGGCCAGGTGGCCGGATCGTCACCCCATTGCTCTTTGTAGGCTTCGCGGGTTAACGCAGTCAGCACAAAGCAGCGCCTGGCGTCTGCCTTGTCTTGGCGCTTGGCGTTTAGATCGAAAAAGACCGAGCTGTCAGCATCAAAGATTGGCTCGATGATGATGCGCTGCTTCTCGTTCTCGTCGTCCTCTTCGTCTTCGTATACCGTCCGAAGGCGCCAGGCTCCAAAGCCACCACCGACCGCCTCTTCGAATGCGTTGTCGTAAGCTTCCTCGGCGCTCGAGTCCATCTCGTCGGCCCGGTAAAGCTTGTCACAAGTGTCGGCAATCTTCGTCTCTGGCCGGCCGTCACGGGGGACATAATCGACGGTGATTCTATTGTTGCGGTATTCATTGATGATACGAGTCACGGCCAACATAATCTTGTTGACCTCGAACTTCGGTTTGTTCTCGTATTGCTCGCGCAGCGGTCCTTCCCATTGTGCGCCAGCGATTGAATAGAATCTGCGGTCTTGCAAACACTGGAGGCGCTCGTCGCGAACTGCCTCTTGAATTCTGTCGAACTCGGCCATCGCTTCGGCGTGAATATTCGCCAGGCGCTGGTCGTTAGTTAGTCGGGCCATTTCAGCTCCTTACGTTTTCTGAATTGTCTACCAATTATTCTTCACAGGCAAGGGTTGCACCACCGCCGCGGCCGGTTTGGCAGCTCGTCGAACACCCTCGCACGCGTATCTCAAAGCGTCGATAACGTGATTCTCTCGGTCCTCGAGCCTGGGCAGAATCTTGCCGGTCAGCGGGTCTTGCTTGTAAGAGTAGAGCGTCAGCTCGTCGATGGTGTGCTGGCACCGCGGATGCACCACGATGTCGTAAGACTTCAGCCATTCGACGCCTTCCTCGACGGAGTTCGCACCCTTGACCGCCGGCATTATCTTAGGGAATCCGTTCCTCTTCATATAAGAGATTGTCTCCGGCCTGCTTGAGTCTGCGACGATTGGCCACTTCTCTGATTCTGGGACCGTGAAGAACAGAGCTGGCGTGTCGGTGATCTCGCAGCCGACCATATAAGCCTCGTAGTCGACGTACAAAGTGCGGCCGACAATGTGGCAGCGCACCAGAACCGTCGGGTCCACAGCGAAGCCCCAGTCAGCGCCCAGGCGGTGGATTGCGTCAGCTGGCGCCTCGAAGTCTTCAACCCTCCAGTTCTTAAACACCCTGGTCTGGGAGTTCGTGACATAAGCGCCCTTCCAGACATGGAGATATTTGTCCGTGTCTCTTCGCCGGTCGTAGTCCATTTCGTTCTTGAGAACGTCAGGAAACCACGGGTTGCCCTCATAGTTCACCTCGACCACTAAAGCGTCTGGTGGTGGCTCTGGCCCTCTCAGAAGGTGATCCACTGGATCAGAATTGAATCTCGGGTTCCAGGTAAACAAGAGTTCGGAGCCAGGCTTCCTGATCGTCGGGCGCAATAGGTCGAGACTTCGCTGGCTCAAAGACTGCGCCTCTTCCACCCATGCGATGTCATAGCCCTCGAGCGACTTAATCGAGTCGGCCGTGTGGTTCTGCATTCCCTGGAAGATGATCCGGCCACCGCGGGGGGTCAGAATCTGATCCCGTTGCACTTCAAAGAGCTGCCCGACCTGGAGCTTCTCGATCTTCTCCTCGAGCAGCTTCTTGACCGACTGGTTCAGAGACTTCTGGACTTCACGGACGCAGACGACATCGGTCTTATTGGTGACGCAGCGCCGAATGATGTATTCAGCGAAGGCGTGAGACTTCCCCGATCCTCGGCCACCGTAGGCGCCGCGGTATCGAGCTGGTTTGGTTAGAACATCGACGGCCCAGCGTGGAATCTCAATGTTGAGGGTCGACAATGGTAAGCCTCACCTCGTTCACCATTGGACCGCCGCCAGGGCCGCTAATCTCGCTCTCAACCTTGTCTGAGTATCCGTGCTTGGTGAGCATCAGCTTGCTGATCGTAGCGTTGTAATCGCCTTTTAAGCTGCCATTGAGTAGCTCTCGCTCCTGTTTGGCCATGATTTTCCCTAAGATGTCCGAAAACCGCTCGTTTTCTTTGGCCCACTCGTACACAGTCGACCTTCTCTTGTCGATGTAAAGCGCCAGCCCTGCAATAGTTGGCACTTCTTCTGCGGCCATGTAGCCACCGTTCAGATACTCGTCTGCCTTATCTATTACGGCATCGTTGAGTTCTTTTGGTCGGCCACCGAGGTTTTTCATACTGGTGTCTTCTCTTCGGTCTTGAGCTTGTAG